ACCGGGACGCTGATGTTCTCGATCTGCAGCGTGAGCGTGTCGCCGGGCGCGAACGTGACCGTGCCGGTGTCCAACCCGCTCACCTCGAGATCCATCAGCGTCACGGCGAGCGCGGTGGTCACGCCGCTCTGCCGGACGCTGTGGGTGAACCCGTTGCCCGGGGTGGGCGCGGCGTTGCGCTCGACGTAGAGCGCGACGACGTCGAACCCGGTGGGGCCGAGCGTGACCTCATGCTGGTCTTCGTCGGGCGCGAGCTCGCGGGTGCTCGTCCACTTCCAGCCCGTGACCGTCGTGGGGATCACATGGTTGTTCCCGCCGCAGAACATGAACTCGCCGTCGGTCGTCGGGATCATGCCCACGCCGGCGCCGACGTTGCTCACCGCGAAGGGCTGCGCGGCGCCGGTGCGCAGGAGCTCGACCTCGACCTGGTCACCAATCGCGACCGGCAGCGCAAACGTGGCGAGCGCGGTGGTGTTCGCGCCGGTCAACACACAGGTCGTGTCGACGGTGCCGCCGCTCCCGTCTTGGCGGACGTTGTTCACCCACAGGTACGCGGTCCAGATGCCGGCCCCCGGCTCGCCGCTCTCGTAGGCGCGGAGCACGAGCGTCGTCGCCACGCCGGCGACGGCGTTGATCGAGTACGTGTTGCTCTTGCTGAAGTCGCCGTCGGCGTGCGTCTGGAACACGCCGTTCCCCAAGGCGCCGCCGTACCACCCGGTGTTGACGTCGAGACTGCCCTGCGCCGGCGTGATCCCGAACACCATCCCGTCGCCGTCGCGCTCGAGCGTGCAGGCGACGTCGTAGCCGCCCTCCACAAACCCGCTGAAGAACTGATAGCTCAGCGAATCGCCCGGCGCGCAGACGACGCTCCCGACCACGGAGACGGGCGTATTGGGCGCGCTCACGACCACGCTGAGCTCCGTCGCCACGTTGTTGACGAGCAACGTCACCCTGACCGGCGCCGATGCGACGACGGTCAGCGAGACAAAGGTCGACGCGAGGGCGAGCGGATGGGCGCCGAAGAAGCGCCGAAACGTCACCGAGTACGGCAGGGTGCCCTGCCCGTCGGCGACGCCGCCGTACATGGTGGTGGCACCGTAGCCGCCCCAGAACGCCGCCTTCGGGAGGATCTGCCGCATGCGGTCAGATCACGCCGTCCGCGGGTTCGGTGACGGCGGCCGGCGTGTCGTCGATCACGTCGGCGCCGTTCGGGGAGAGGCGCGGACTCTTGCCGCGCAGGATCGACGCGTGCTCGAGCCGCCGCGCGGCGCCGGGCGACATCGTCTGGACCGGCTCGCCGGCGGCCGCATCGGCCATCCACTTCGCGTTGAAGTGCGACGCCTTGCGCAGCACGAACACGTCGCCGGGCCGGCGCCGGGCGAGGTTGTAGTAGCCGAGACGGGTCGCGACGACTTTGCGCGACGGTTCGCGTGCGGCCGCGGGCGCGGTGCTCGGGGTCGTGATCGGACGCGGGGCAGCTGGCATAGAGAGCTCCTGGTTAAGGGTGGAGAACAGGCGGTGGGGATAGCGGCGGCGCAGGTTCGCGAGCGCGCGCTTGTCGCCGGCGTCATGGCCGCGACGGATCGGGGTGTCGGTGTAGGCGTAGCCGCCAGTCCACGAGAACCCCTCGAGGCGCACCGTGGACGCGCCGCAGTCAAACGCCAGGGCCGCGGCGAAGAGACCCGCCGAGAGCGCGTGCTTCGTCATGTCGGGCGTGCGGGCGCCGGCGGATGTTTCGATTTGATTGCGGGCGGATTGCTCGAGCTCGACGACGTGGGTGGCGGCGGTGTGTTGTGCGGCCAAGCGGCGCATCGTGGCGGCGCCGGCGTCCTCGCCGCCTTGAGCAGCAGCACCGCGACGTCGACCCTCCGGCTGGCGCCCTGGCGCAGCATCAGCGCGCCGAGCTTGCCGCCGGCCGTCGGCAGCTGCTCGCGCGCGTTCAGGACCCAGACATCCGCGCAGCCGTAGCTCGAGATGCCGCCGTTCACCGCGATCACCACCTCGTCCGGTGCGACCGTGATCGGCGCGGACAGCGGGGCGGCGCCGAGCACCACACAGCGGCGATCGCGGACGTACGCGCAGAGGGACGCGACGATCACACGCGCACCCGCCGGCGACTCGGCCGCCCACGCGCCCGCTCACGCTCGTCGCGCGCGTCGAACTCGGCCTGGTCCTCGAGACTGGGCCCGGCCAGTTCGCGGCGCGCGGCCGCGAGGTCGTCGTAGGAGAGCTTCCCGTAGGCGTAGATGAGCCGTGGCGCGTGATAGCTCGACGGGCCCTCGATCAGGACCTCGACGCCGCGCCCGCGCGCGAACGCCATCCAGTAGAGCGTGTCGCGGTGGAGATGTTGGTAGAGGACGTGCGGGTTGACGCCGACGCCGTTGAGGATGATCCGCGCGTAGCCGTCGAAGACGGCCTTCGCGATCATCATGCCGATCTGGCAGATGAACCAGCGGTTTGCTTCGCCGTTGATCGGGAACGCGTGCTGAATCGCTTCGATCGGAAACGCGACGGCGCCAGGGACCTGATCGAAGAGCTCCTGCTCACGCCGCGACTGCGGGCCCATCAGATAGATCGGGCGCGTCCCGTCCTGCGCTTTGTACCAGGCCCAGGTCGCCGGCCGCCGCTCGGGAATGCCCTGGAACGGGCCCATGGGGACGAGCGGATGCACGTCGCACCACTCGGTCCAGTCGAGGAGCGTGCCGTGCCAGAAGAAGTCGTTCCCGCGGGTGACGCCCCACAAGCCACACTCCGGGCGTCCCGCGCGCGGCGAGATGTCGCTGATTTTCTTGCCGTGAATAATGACCGTGCGCATGGCGCCACGACGGCGCCGATGCTGAAGCGGTTCAGCACCGGCGCCCCGTTGCAACTACGGCGTGTAGTTGTTGGCGTAGGCGGTGAACGCCTGCACCATGTCGCTCGGAATGAGGTACGCCGACACGCTCACCGTGTCGTCGGTCCCGAGCTCGTAGCGCGCCCCGATCCACCGCGCGGTCGGTCGATCCGCCGGAATCGGCAGTTCGAACACCGCGCCGGCGACGAGCTCCGCCCCCGTGATGCGGCGCTGCACCATGACGGTGTGCGAGCTCAGGTTTTCGTTCACCGACTGCACGGCCATGAAGTCGAACGTGTCGGTGAACGAGGCGCCATCACCGGCCGCGGTGGTGGTGACGACGACGACGATGCTCATCTTCTTGCCCGCGAGGCGACGCTTGGGCGTGACGTTGCCCATGTCGTAGACGTTGGTGCTGTACGCGTCGGCAGACGTGATGGCCTGCGCGGCGCTCAGCTTGGCGAGGACGTCGAGAATCATTGGCTCTCTCCTGAAAACGGAAACTCGGAGAGAGAGCGCGACCGGGCTGTCAGGCCCGTTCACGCTCCCTCAGGAACTGGTGAATCGGGTCGACTACGCGACGACGTCTTCGGTGTTCAGCAACGCGTCGGTCACCCGCACGGGCGTGGTGCCGAACATCGTCACGCGCTTGCCGCCGACGTTCTCGAACGTGAGGCCGCCGCCCGCGCTGACCTGTTCCTTGGTCTGGAACCGGAGGTAGCGACGGATCGTGCGGTTGACGTAGAAGGCGCGCTTCCCGAGGTTGTTCGGGATGCGCTCTTCGGCGTCGGCCATCAGCTGCAGCAAGTCCGCGGCGTCCGACGCCGAGCCGAGGTTGCTGACGTCGATGTTGGGAATGCGGACGACGTAGCGCCAGTCTTTCAGCGCGATCCCGCACTTCCACTGCCAGTGGTCCCGATACGCGCGCATCAAGGCGCCCGTGACGCCGCCGGCGTTCTCGACCGTCTCGAGGCCGAGGTCTTCATGCACGAGGCCCGCGTTGGAGCCCTTGGGATAGATCCCGCAGACCGTTTCCGCGTCCCACGCGGCGAGCCAGATCGACGTGTTGTCGGTCGAGCCCGTGCCGCCGCCGGCGACAATGTTGTCGCCGTTGCCAGCGGAGAGACTCGAGTAGCGCGCGGCGAGGCCGATGAACTCTTCGGGAGCCGACGCCGCGCCATAGAACAGCGTCGACGCCATCTCCTGGTTCATCGCTTCGAGGAACGCGCGGGCTTCCGACAGCCGCACCGCCCCGGGGTTGCCCCCGAGCTCGGCGAGGTCGCGGTCGACCTGGGAGTACGCCTCGAGCATCCCGCACTGTTCGTCGATCTGTGCGGTGTGGCTCTTCGACGTCGCGACGCCGGCGTTCAGCAAGCGCCAGAAGACGTCGGGCAATCCGGTGCGCACGGTCGTGCGCTCGCCGGTGATGAGGTTCCCTTCCTTGAAGGGCATGTCCTCGAGGATCTCGTTCGTCTGCGCGAGCAGTTCGATGATCCGGGCGACCTGGTCGTTGGGGTCGAGACGCTTCGCCAGGTCGAGCAGCGTGAGCGCGGTGGTAGCAAGTGTTGCCAAGTGAGGCTCCCGTTCAGGCCTTGGGTGCCGTCGACGGGAACATCACGTCAGCCGTGGGACGGCGGTCGCCCCCCGGAGGGAGTGAGCCATCCGTCAACGGCCGGTCTTCGGCCATCGCTTTGCCGATACGGGAGAGCAACAGCACCAGCGGTGCGTAGTCCCCGTACCCGCTTTTGTTCATTGCCGTGCGGAGTTGCGCCCCTTCCGGCAGGCTTGCCGGGAGGAAGCGATCGAGCGCGCGCGCCACGTGCTGTTGCGCCGCGGGCAAGTTGGCTCCGCCTATTTCGGGATGCGCGGTGAGCTCGGCGCGGAACGCCGCGCGCTGCGCGGCGACACCGGTCGCGAGCTCGTTGAGTGCGCCCTGCGCCTCTGCGTTCGTCCAGCCGCGCGCGGTCGCGAGTGCCGTGACGGACGCGACGTCGGTCGCATCGAGGCCGCCCTCGACCGGGACCGTGAGCGCGTAGGACACCGGCGCGATCGGCGGCGCGGGTGGCGCAGCCGGATCAACCGGGGGTGGTACGGGAGGCACGACCGGCGCGACCGGGGCCACAGGTGGCACGACCGGC